TTATTTAGCAGTTATATAACTCTGGTAAGTAGGAAACAATGCTTTGTAAGCCGCCACACTACTTGCAGGCACGTAGATATGCTGAATTCTATTTTCTACAAAAATAGTGTTATTATCCTTATTACTTTTTAGCGGAGGGGTAGCCCCTTCAAAAGTAATGGTAGTAAGACGATTATTCTGAAAAGCATTTTCTTTTACTTCTTTAACAGTAGCAGGTATAGTAAGGGTTGCTAATTGATTGTTGCCGAAAGCATTTTTACCAATTACTTGTACACTGTTAGGAATACTAATAGATGTTAATTTGCCAACAAAAAAAGCCTCGTCTTCTATGGTAACCACCGAATTAGGTATGGTAACTGTAGTAAATACATTTGCTTGAAAAGCATTCTTAGGAATAACAGTAATACTATTAGGTATAACTACAGAATTCAAATTATTAAATGAAAAAGCCCCTTCGCCTATACTCACTACACTATTAGGTAATATAAGAGAAACTAACCCTCTATTTTTAAAGGCTTCTTTCCCTATATGGGTTACTTTATTAGGAATTGCAATTTTTATATCATTGAGTATAGACTCTGCTGTGAAGAAATCATTAGCAAAAGCTCTATCGCCGATAGTTAGTAGGTTATCAGGCAAAACAACAGTTATCAAACTTTTTTTCTCCTCAAAAGCATAGTTGCCAATAGTGGTTACATTTTTAAGCACTGGGTCAGCCTGCATATCAAGGTTTTTAGTCTTATTATTTTTCCACTTTATCAACGTTTTACCGTCAGAACTTAGCTCGTAGTCAGCAGGAGTTACAACATCGGGGTTAGGGTTAGGTGTTGGGGTTGGGTTGGGAGTCGGAGAAGGTGACGGCGCAGTATTACCTCCCAAGCCAATATAAGTAGTAGGCCAACCAGTAGCAGTTTTAGGACCATAAAGACGTTTGTTTACGGTATCTATATACCAATCGCCTTCATTACCTTTGTCTGCATCCGGAGCGCCACTGCCAGAGTGAATTTTAGAGCCCGACTGTCCTGCGGGCGCACCTTTTAGACTCACAGGAGTGCCCCAGCCCTCAGCGGTCTTAGGCCCATAAAAATCATAGACAGGAAGTCTCAAATAATAATCACCTACACTACCCAAAGTAGCGGTAGGAGTTTCAGTACCCGAAAGGATAGTATTTCCTTTTTGTACTTCTACAATTGTTTTTTCTTTGGTGCAGTTCACTAATGCTATAGGAGCTGCTATCGCCATCGCGATATAAATAAAATTTTTCATTTTTTATTCTTTTTTGGGGGTTATATTATATGTTACAAAATGCCACTACTCTGCTTTAGGATTTTTGGGTGCTACCTTTTAGCTATAAAACTATACCTCTACAATAGTGTAATAAAATTCTATGCCTTTATTTTTAACTTCATCCCACTTTTCGATGGCATATTCATTATCTAACCATATAGGAGGAAGTTTACGTTTAGTAGACTCTGCTACCTCTCCTGCCCAATCTAATTTACCTTTATGCTTCTTGTTTACCTCCATTGTAAATGTTGCTGAAGCTCCTTTGGGTGTATTAATGTAACTTTTATCATTAGTCATAAAAATACAAAAACCTGCTACTATATTGGGCGTGAAATATTTTTTTACTAGTTCTAATCGCTCTACATTATAATCCGCAAAACGAAATGTACCAATTTTCAAAACGAAATGTACATTTTTTTGGGCGGCGGTTGAGCGGGGCAAAGGTAATAAAAAACACGGATAGGCAAGGTGCTTATCCGTATTTTTTTGTCTATACATATTATATAGAGTAGTTGGCTGTAAGGACTTCTATACGCTTCTTTCCTGTGCTATTGCTGCTTCCTAAATGCATTGACACTTCTTTTTGATGCCATCCGTTCTGCTGTACGTATTTGGTTAGCTCTTCATTGTGGTAGGAACTAAGTAAGAACTTACCTTTAAGGGTGGCAAGGGTAGCCAATAACTCGTTAAAATGCTCTTGCTCATAACCTCCGTAATGCCCTTGTTTGGCTCCTACATAGGGTGGATCTACATAGTGGAAGGTGTCGGGCGTATCACGTAGGGCAATAACTTCAGTAGCATCATTATTTTCTATTTGTACGCCCCGCAAACGCTCAGAATAAACTTCTGTAAAAGTGTCTACTTTGTTATGTAGGCAGATGGCATTCTTACCATTAGTAGTAATACGACAGTTACCTACTTGACAGGAGAAGCCACAATTGGTAGTATACCAAAACGCCCAAGCGCGATGTACTTCACTAAAAGCAAAAGGAGAATGATATATAACTAAGGCTGATTTATAGGCTTCTCGGCTAATGATAGAGCTTTCTATAAGTGCTTTTAGCGCGGTAAAATTACTTTGTAGGACTTTGTAAAATGTGTAAACGTTGGCATTGAAGTCATTAATAACTTCCACTTGTGCTTTTCCTTTTGCCCAAAATACAGCTCCACCGCCAAAGAAGGCTTCTGTATATACTTTATGAGGTGGAATGAGAGGCAAAATGTAGGGTAACATTGTTTGCTTGCCTCCATAGTAGGATATTGGCGTACGTTGCCAAGTATTAGATGTTGATTTCATTTTGTATTACGAATTTATGAATTTTGGTAATTTGAAAAATAGTTGTACTTTTGCAGTACCACACAAATGATACGAGAAAACCCGAAAACCCACAGAAGACATATTGTCCTCCGCAGGGCTTTCGGGTTCGTATTAATTTGTGTGGTAACTTATTAATTTGCGGAGGACATTTTTTATACTGCTGTCCTCCTTTTTAGCAGTGTTTAAACTTCATTTAAAAGCTGTTTAAATCTTCCACCGAAACGGCTTAAACTTCCAAATGATAAATACTAAAACTGCAATAAGCAATAGCCAAAGGATGTGCCTTACGGGGCTTTTGTTTACTTCTTTGCTTACTTGCTTGTGTTGGGTATATTCGTGCTTTTGCGCTTCGGTTTTAATGCGAGTGTATGAATTATTATAAAGGGCACTATCAGCCTGCTGTAGGCTCTTAGAATGGGTGCTTGTAGTACGTAGCTTAACCTTTCCGTTTGTTACCCTTATGGTCTCGGTATCGCCGTCACGAATGCGGGTGTAGATGAGTTCACGAGGATTGCCTACACTATCGGTGAGGGTTTCGAGTTCGAGTTCAAAGGACTGTTCGGACTGTTCGGATAAGGCAGACACTTTGGACTGGTAGGCGAATAGTTGTGAGCTATCTTTATAGGTGATAAAGTGCTCTTTCTCTATTTGCCTTTGAGTGTGGGTTTCTACTTTTTTGGTTCTGCACCCTACGAGGGCGAGGAACGCTAATAATGCAATGATTATCTTTTTCATACCTATTTTTCTTGTTTCCTAATTTCTCTTTCGAGCCACATTGTACCCTCTTCTAACTTGGTAATAACAAGTGATAATTCTCTTGTACGTGGCAACTGTTCTACTTTTGCAAGTAGATTATCAAAATCTTTCTTTAGTTCTTTAACATTTGTCATATCTAATACTTTTAAATGTTCTTATACTCTTTTTTTGCATCGAAGCAAGGGCAGGCTTTGGCTACTCCAGGGAAGTCTCTATGCCCTAAAATTTCGGCTTGTGGGTACAAAGCCTTTAACTCTTTTAGAAGTTTCTTTAAGGCTTCTTTTTGGGCAGGGGTGCGGGTGTCTTTGGGTTGTAGCGTATTTTTGTCGATGCCGCCAATATAGCAGATGCCGATGCTGTCCTTGTTGTGTCCTTCTACGTGGGCAGGTATCTTGTTCACGTCTCTACCCTCTTCCACTGTGCCGTCGAGGCGTACGATGTAGTTGTAACCTATCTCATTAAAGCCGCGTTGGCGGTGCCAAAGGTCGATGTCTTTAGCGATGTGCTCTCTGCCCTCTGGTGTAGCCGAGCAGTGAACCACTAAATAACGGATGTTTCTGGTACTTTTTTTCATTGCTTATAGTATTAAAGTGAATAATAAAACAAGAGCTATAGCCAATGGGTTTACCCATACTACCCAACGGGCGTTGTATTGTGTAGGTGTATTGCTATTATCCCCTAAGAGTTGCTGGTACTGCCAGCATTGGGTGCTATCCATTAAGGGTATATCCGCTTTGGTAAGAGGTGAAAAGTGAAAATACCCAAAGCCAAAGAAACACGCTACAGCCAACAATGGCAACAATATGTACAGCCAGCTATAAAGCTCGGCACAAACAATAAGTCCTCCAATAAGAATTAAGGGTAAGATGATGTTAGCGGAGCGGGTAAAACTTCTTGTTTTACCAGCAAAAGGCACTATATAACTGAGTGCAAATAGTTTGATGATGTATTTTCTGATTTTCATAGTGGTTTGTGTTTAGGGTAAATAGGGGCGAATTATAACTCGCCCCGTATGGTGTTGTTATACTTTGTTATGTACTGTAATGTAGATTTTACCATTCATACAAATAGCTTCAGCACGAGAACCTACTTTACCAGTGATTTCTGTATCGCCTTCTATGGTTCCATTTATACCACTAAAAGTAATTTTACCTTCATCATTATAACCTGATTTTACAACTGAAAACATTACATTTTCTTCATAAAACACTAAAACCTCTCTATTCCTGCCATAGGTAGGCACAAGATTACAACGTCCCGCAGTTATATTACTGCCTTCTGGGGCAATTTCTTTAGCATAAGTATTATAAAATCCTTTTTCTGCCTCCCATTCAGGAAGCGTTAAGATACGTTTTAGCTGCAAGTTTCCAATAGAATTAGCACCTTGCAACTCGACTTTTATTTTATTAGTATAAAAATTAGCACCTTTTAGATAACCCGTATCATCGGTTTCTAACAAATAATACTGAGTACCAGTTTCGTTGTCAGTATGTAATAACTCGCCCTTTATTTCTACTTCATGTGTACCATGTGATAGAAATTTCATTGTAACGCCTTCGCCTAATTTATTTCCTACATAACTTAGTAGACACTTCCCTTTTATAAAAGGGCCAATCAGCCTTAACTCGTGGGTGATACCAGATTGGTATACATCACTTTTTAGATATTCAGTATTTCCTTGTATTAGGTTACTGCTAAAGTATTTGCCTACTAAAGGTGAAATACCTTCTAACTTCTGTTTTAGCTCATTGGTGAAGTCGTTGGTACTAAGCCCTTTGCCGTCTTCTTTATTTACTTTTTTGTCGATGAGTTCTTGTAGCTTGGTGTTAGATTTTAACTCGGTAACGATTTCCTGCAAGGTGTCAAGGTTTACATCATCTACCCGTAAAATAGTCTGAATGGCTTGTATTTGGTTTTTCAGCTCATCAAAAAGGCCACGGTGGGCATTGGTGTCATTGATGTGGTTAAGCAGCTGCCCTGCTGATGCTGTGTTCTCAATGGCTCTGCTAAGTCCTTCGATGTTGCTCATTGGAATTTGCTCGTTTTTGTGCCAATAGCTGTCAATCCAAGCAGAAAAGTGCTCTTGCGCTGGTTTCATAAAGTTTGAGAACCACTTTTTTAATGTCTTTTTTTGTGTTATCATATTGTTTAGTTTTAAAAGTTACTTATTTAAGGTGCTACCGATTTAAAGCCTACATACTTTATAAATTGCACTACGTGATAGGGAGGCATATTGTTGTGAGGCCTGTCGCCGCCAGAGGGTTCTATCCTCATTAAATTTCGTCTATTATAATTTATCTCGTCTGTGTCCATTGTAAAAGCACTCCCGTATCCTTTACTATCTCTATCACTACCTGACGCATCATTCACAGTCTCGTGTTTGTGACTAGGCATTTCCTCAACAGAGAGTTTGTGCGAGCGTTCGCCTCCCTGCTTCAGTAGGCTGTTGAGCTGATAGTCTTGGGCGTCATCTTTTGTTTTATTGTAGTAAGGGTCTAAACCGATAGGCATTCTACCACGTAGGTCGGTGTACTCTTCCCATCCTTCAGGTATTTCGTTAGCAGGTTTGCCCCAGATAGCGATGAGCCCAACGGGTATAGCTTGTTTCTGTTTCTTGAGTATTTCTACTTCGTCTTTTAACTCTTTCAACGCTTTATTTTCAGCTTTATTTTCGTATAACTCTTGTAGGTTATTAATACGCTTAAAGTCTTCCCAGTTGAAGGTCTTATCAGGTGATGAGTAGCCAAATACAACGGTGCGTATTGTCTCTAAGGTGCGAGAAAAACCGTCCTGAAAGGTTACTTGTGTGGTGTCTTCCCGTATCCATACGGTGTCGTCTTTAGTACCACCTTCAAAGGGCAATAGCTCGCCATTTATATAGACAGTACCTGGGGTGATGGTGTTGCCTACCTCCTCACACCCTGAAATAATTACCTTATTGCCAGCGAGGTGTCCAAAATGGTTAAATAGGCTGTAAGCGGTTTGCATAAAGGCGAGGAACCCGACATCAAAAGGGTAGCCTGCATTGTGTTCTGTATGTAACTTATTCATATTATTTAGTTTCTATTGTCCAACGTTTTCCTGCTAACTTGTAAAAGTTCACTAAGGCTTCCAGCTTATATTTATCGTATTCTAAACCATTCGGTAGCACGACTATAAAATCTACTCCGCCGTCAATGTAACTACCTCGTTGATAGAGGAAGACTTTGCCTAAAAACAAAGGTTTATTTGCACTGCGGGGGTAGATATAGAGCCGCTCGTTCTGCTTGCCGTCTTCTATACGTATGCGCCGCTGCTCGCTGTCGAACTCATCATTGATGGCCTTCCGAAGGTAGCATACTTGGCTGTTGTGGGCGAGGTTATATAGGTCGGCTGTGCAGGCTTGCTGAAAGGTGTACAGCAACTTGTGCAGGGGTGCTGCCAGCGTTCTTAACCACGCTACCAATTTGGGTTTGCGTAGGAAGGTAGGGGTAAGCAGTACGAGTAGTTTGTCGATGTTTAGGTTATACATTGCTGACATAAGAGATGTCGTTAAAGTTATCAATGGTAAAGTAGCCCGCAGTGGGTATCTTGCTTATTTCTATCGTTTCAAACGCGCCGTAGCTTCCACCGCTGGTGATGTTTTTGCTTTGTGCCAATACCAAATGCGGTATCTTCACTCCTTCAGCTTGTTGGAGCGCATCAATAAGGTGTGCTAAGACCAATTCGCCGTTAAATGGCAAGCGTTTTAAGTAGCTTTTTATAGTCTCTTCTACTGGGTGTGTAGCGTGAATGATACTTTGTCCGTTACTATCTAATACAAGCGGGTCATATACTATCTTCATTTGCAAGTGCAGCACATCTGGCTGATAATTTACTACCGATAGGCGTACGCCTGCATCTTTTATTTCCTGCAAATATGACTCAAAGGCTTGCTTTTGGGCATCGGTGATAGGTTGCAACTGCTCGCCTTGTTCACCCGCTATCTTCACTATCAAACGCCCTTCGTTTTTGCTTTCTATCACTGCCGAGTACTTCACTATCTTGCTGGCTTCTATCTGTTCCCCCGTGTGTCCTTGGTTGTTGAACTTATCGCTGTCGGGTAACAAATCAAAGCCGTATTGGAAGGCAAGGGCTTTGCTTCTGTACCAACGAGCGGTGTGGGGTTTGAGTTCGGCAAGGCGTTTGTCTATATCCGCTCTGTGCTGGTCGAACAGCTTCTCTAAGCTCCATATTGCTACGGCTATGATGTACACCCACAATCGCCAAATCGCTACTTTGGAAGTGCTATTGAGGCTTTCCAATGCAGGCTCTTGTGCTTTGGCTTGGAGAATAAGGGTTTGTATTTCTTGAATGCTTCGTGCCATAATATTTAGTCGTTAGTCTTTAGTTATTAGTCGTTAGATTGTGTCGCTTGCTAATGGCTAACGACTAACTACTAACGACAAAATCAAGGTTAATAGCCCATATACTGATGCCCTCAAGTCTTTCAAACACTTGTTCGTCTTCCTTAGAAAAGGCCGTTGCGGGCTGTAGGTTTTTAGCCGTATAGTAGGCTAATATATCTTTGTTAGTGAACGCTTCTGCAGGTAGTGCCAATGTTTTGCCCGCCACTACATCATCGGTGATGTTGAGGCTGTTCGCTTCAGCAAACTCAAAGACGCTTTCAATGGTACCCGTATGTTGTAGGGCGAGGTCTAATAGCGACTGATTATGTAGGACTGTGACAATCATTTTGTTTTACCATTGAGTTGCTTGTATTTTTTAAGTTCTGCCAAAAGCTCCTCTACGGAAGCCTCTAAGTCCTTAATGCGGGCATTGGCTTTCTTGAGTTCCTCGATTGCATTAGCGTACTTGGCACCTAAGTCTTCTATCATTTCACGATAGATTTTCACGGCTTTATCTACATTGTCAAGTTCGGAGGTTTGTAGTTCCATTTGTTGCTTAGGGCGACCAAAGAACCAACCTGCTAAGCCCGATAATACCATACCGATAAACGAGCCAAAATGCTCTTTAAGTACTTCTGTTATCCATTCCATTGTGATGTGTTTTTTAAGTTATTTTTCCTTTTCCTTCACTTGTTGTTTTCCCTGTTTGGGAGGTGGCTGTTCCTGCTGTGGTTACACTGATGCCAGGGGCTACTGTTACCTCACCACTCTTAAAAAAATCATAAATAAGGGAGGCTAAACGTTCGGCGTACTCTTCTGGATTTGCCTCTGTCTTGGTAAGCATATCCTGCTGCAGGGCGATAATGCCTTGTTTTAGGACTTGTTTGTTTAGTGCCATAGTTTAATTATATTGTCCGTCAATTAGTAACTTACCGTCCTCCTGTAGGGCTACATCATTAATTTGCATACCATCATACTCCAATTGCTTCTTTATCTCAATAAGAGTTTCAGTATAAAGGTCATCGGCGAGCATTTGGGATATTCCTACCCCTACTTCGGGGTGCTCTTTCCACTCTCCCTTCTCGGTAGTAATGATAGCCTTTTGTTGTTGGTTATCAGAGTACCCCACCTCAAAATCACCCGCCAATAGGCGCAAATCGTTTCCCTCATCTATTAGTATATCTTTCATTAGGCTGTCTGCATTTGGTTTATACTATTGATAGCCCTAAGGAGTTCCTCTTTCACCATTTCTCCAAAGTTCTCCACTCCCTCGCGTACGGACGATACATACACCTTAGTATCAGTACCTACATTGCCTATCTGTATATTGATATGCGTTTGTCGGGTACCCCCTAATACGATGTTGTCTTTGGTTTTAGTCCCTTCTCCCGTGGTGGCGGTAGTTTCTCCCGTAATAGGACTCATCCCTGGCGTAGGACTGCTTTCGGTTTTCATACCCAGCTTGCCCATTAGCCCGTCTTTTACCTCCTTAAAGCTCTTGAACTCTAAAGAGTCCCACGCTTTGCCAAAGGCTTCTTTGGCTTTTTCTCCCGCCTCATTTGCTTTCTTATACCCCTCTGTTACAGATTTGGCACGCTCTTGCAAGTCATTTTGTATCTTGTTAATCATTGCTTGGTTCTCGGTACTATCACCTAAGCCAACCGCTTCTTTAAACTTATACCAAGCGAGCTTACAAGCATCTATACCTGCCATAAAAGTATTTTTTGCAACAGTCCAAAGCAATTGAAAATTTTCTACAAAAGCCTCCCAACTGTATTTCATACCTTGCACAGTATATTCCCACGCCTTGCCCCAACCGCTTACACCTACAATACAATAGGCTATGATAGCAATAAGGGCTATAATACCCACTATTATCCACGTTATAGGGTTTGCCAAAAAGGCAAGGTTTGTCTTTATCACTGCCCAAGTGAGCCTATTTTGCCAAGCAGTAGCAATAGCCGTATAGGTATTGTGTAGTATCAATGCAGTGGTGAATATACCTATAGCTCCTGCAATACCCCATATAATGGGATTCCCTTCTTGAAACTTCTCAATAAGCCACCCTATACCTCCACCTATGCTTGAAAATATAACTGCTGCCAGGTCTACTAAGGGACTAAGCACAGGGCTGATGGCTTCATATACTTTTAGAGCAAGTTCGGTGATAGAGTCCATCATCTTGTTGAACTTACCGCTAAGGGTTTGTCCCGCCTTTTCGGCACCTTGGTAAAATAACCCTTGTTTATCGGTTGCCCATTCAAAGGCTTGTGCCAACTCTTGCGCTGAAATACCTCCTTTGCTCATTCGCTCTTTGAGCTGTGCCATACTCTCGCCTGTGCGTTCGCTGATCACCTGCAAGGGGTTGAACCCCGCGTTTATCATCTGCATTAAGTCCTGCCCTTGTAGCTTGCCTGCCGAAGTAGCCTGCGCAAAAGCAAGTGATAGGCTCTTCATCTTTTGGGCATCACCCATAGCAATATCGCCTATGTTCTTGAGCTTGCCAAAAGCAAACTCAGAGGAAAGCCCGAAGGACATCATTGTCTTCTGCGCTTCAATAAGCCCTGCCTTATCGTAGGGTGTTTTTACCCCATAATCTGATAGCTGAGCATATAGGGCTTTGGCTTTCTCTACATCGCCCCGAAGCAAAGTAGTGATATTAGCTTGTTGCAAGTCGGCTTCCATACCCTTTCGGATACTCATACCTATACCCGCTCCCGCCAATATAAGAGGGTTGGTAGCCAAACCAGGCAGACTGTTCAAAGCCTCCGAAAACCACGTTTTTAGCTTACTCCCATTAAGAGTTTGCAATTTAGAAACACTGTGCTCTAACTTATTAATCTCGCTGTTGTACTTACGAATAGCCGAAAGGCTACCTATAGGCAATAAATCTCGTTCGGCTTTTAGCAAGGCTATTTTTTGTTGCAAAGTGTGTACAGACGTACCCATTTGGGCAAAGCCACGAGAGACTTTTTTCTGTACTTTTTCTAATTCGGCAAATTTTTCTAACATTGTATCGTTATTTATGCCGATTTTTTGTAACTTTGCACTTACAAAGTCTTTAAGCGTTAATGTATATTCTAAAATATTTGCCACAATGAGAGTATTATTATTTTTCTTTAACCTACTTGCCTCTATAGGCTTATTATTACTTATTGGTGCGGGATTTTTCTATGGGGCTGCCCTTTTCTGTGTGCCCTTCTATGCTACTTATAGGGCTTTTACTGAGAAGGAGCCCACTACTAAGAGGAGATACACCACTACAGCTATTGCAAGTACAATTTCCTTTTTCCTTATAGCGATACTTGCCCTTATGCTCTCCAAAGGAGCCAAACAAGCAAGAGAGCGTGAAAGACTACAACAAACTACCTATACTACTTGTATTGTTCCTTCTCTTTTTGTCTAAGCCACTCTAATTCTTTTACTCGCATAGCCCACTGGGTATCGGTGAGGTCGTCGGGATTGGCAATGTGCATATAGTAACGCAGTGAAGCGTTAGTGATACGAAGCCAATCCCTATCCTCGTCTATCTCCGCATCACTTAGAGCTTTTCCAAGGTTGCCTCTTTAATTTGTATAAGGTCTGGCAGCTTGCTACTGGCGGCAAGAAACAGCGCATCGTCTGTCTTTATCTCCTCATCGCCACCCAACCAACAGTTGCTGAGTACTACCTCATTAAACTTTAGCGGATCTTTAGTTGCCAAGGTCGAGGCATAACTAAGGGTTTGTCGGTCAGGCGTACGCAAGTATGCCTTTTTGTCTTCTACACTAATTACAAAGATGTCTTTGTACTGTTGTTTCCATTCTTGTATTTGTTCTTTATTTATCATTTTAAACTGCTTTTAAAAGGTTTTTAAAGTGCAAGCTGCACAGGCATTTTGTTATTGTTTAATTTGTTAGGCTTGTCTCTTTATATCTGTAAAGATAATAGGAAGCTCTACAATCATATTCTTATCGCCTTGCTTCATTCCTTTTTTCACTTCGGTAAATTCCACGTGCTTGAGAATATCGGTAACTATCTGCCCGCCGTCCAAGGGCACGTAGGAAGCCACAAGGTCAAAGCTAAGGCTAAGTATATCGTTATTGGGGGCATCACGGGTCATTGCCTCAAGCTCACTTTGCCAAAGGCTTATTTTACCCTCATAACTGCGGTTGCCTGCTACTATTCCGTGAGGCTTGCACCCACGTCCATAAAGAAAGTCTTTCTCGCGTTTCTCGGTGTATTCCAACTCTGTAACTCCTATGATAATGCGCCCGCCAAAGACGATAGAGAGGTTACACCACGCATATTGTTTGCTGTCAAATGTTGCCATAATTTGCTAATTTTCTAATCTACTAATTGACTGTTGTAGTAAAACCGATGTTTACCTCTATAAAGTCGGCATAACCTACGGGTAACAGTTTGATACCTATCACCACTTTACCTGTTTGTAGTACACGTTGCTTTGGATCTATATCAATCTTTACAGCTGATAGCTCGCCTTGCGATACCATTTGGCTTTGCAGGGTACTCTCAAGTTTGGTTTGCCAACCCTTGATAATAGCGGGGTGAATACTGCCGTCTTCGGATAGTAACACCTCGTCGCTGAGTTCCTCTACCAGCACCCCATAACTTAGGAGCATTGCCTTGTCCATTACTAAGCCGTTACTAAGGCTCTTAAAGTCGTCAGTGGGTTTGGTAAGGGTATTATCACCCGAAAAGTAGTATCCCGAACGCCCTACAAAGGTGCGAAAGAAAATATACCCTTTGTCGTCAAGCGCGTCCCATTGGTCGGCTTTGCTGTCGATAGTGGTGCCGTCAGTGAAGTATGCTACCAAGGGTAATACACTGCCGTCTTTCACGCGGTGAATTTTGCGCTGTACAGGTATTTTGGTTATTTTGCCTAAAAATAAACCAACTGATGCTTCTTTCTCCTTATCATCATTCCCAATAAAACAAGCTACTTTGTTGAGTTCGTTTTCGGAGAAATTAGTAAGGTCGGCTACTTTACCGTTCCAACTGTTGCCCGATACAACTATCCTAAAAGGCATATACTTCTTTTCAAAGTGCTGGGCAAGGGCTTGCCCTTTCACTACGGCTGTCTGCACATCGGCGTCTAAGCCTGCGGTGATAGTCTCGCTACCTGATGCTTTTTTTACTACCCCAAGCACGCGGATAGCCCCTTTGGCATCAGCTATGAGAGTTGGGGCAAAAGCACCGTCTTTGTCGAGCATTGCCGTCATAGTAGTGGCATCCGATACGAGCATTAGCCACAGAGGGGTACCCGTAGGGGCTTGGTCATAAAACGCTTTGATATGCTTGTAGGCAAAGGCGTTTTCAGTTTCTGAAATTCCCAAAGCTATGGCTTCTTTTAGTGAGAATACTTGGTACGACTTGCCCAATTCTACTTTATTGCTCACCGTAACTCCCGTTGTGATAAGCCCAGTAGTTTTTTGTATAGCCGTAGTTCTGCCTAAGCCGTCTTTGGCAATATTGAATAATACTTTAGGTAATGCCATTAGCTATTATTTTTTAGGTTTAAAAAAGTTGAATTTTGAAGTATCTGTTACAGTCTCACCTTCTGACTCGTCAGAGTCTTCAGACTTTTCAGTTTTGTCTGGTGTTTCTGTTACTACTTTATCTTCTACCTCATTAGTATAGCTCTCCACTGTGCTATCCTCTAAGGTTTGTGCGTGGTTTTGTGCATCTTTCTTTAGTAAGAAGAGGAAACCATCGGAGGTAGCATAGAGCTCTTTTGTCGCTTTGTTTTCCTTGAAATATTGTTTTGCTTTTTCTGCTGTTGTCATTGTATTCTGTTTTAAAGTTAATATAGGAGTAGGGTGAGGTGTGGATACCATTGAACTCGTCCGCTCACCCTACTATGTTTCCTATAAGATAGCTCCTAAATATTTAGGTTTTTTAGCACGGATAACCCCTACTAAGGCACGTTGTGCAAAGGAAATAGTATCGCCCTGTAATCCAGAGTCTCTTAATGTAGGGTACATCTTCACATCACCAAAGCAACGAAATACCTCATCAGTAACCCACATAAAGGTAGCGCGCTTATCGGTATTATCCTTGGTTGCACCAAAAGGCTTTTTAACACCTGCAGAAGTGTATAGCGGATTTTGGCTGTATTGGAATACCTTAATGTCATATATCTTTTTGTCATTAAGTATATCCTTGTACAAACGTTTGTCCTCCTTACGAATGCGGGCAAAGTGTTCTGGGGTGAAGCAGATGTTCACACCCTCAAGGATATCGTTTTCCTCCATAAACTGCTTAAGATCTATGATAGCGTCAATCACCGAGTCACTAGCGGAGAGGTTACACACCTTATTGCCTGCTCCATCTTGAGCAGGAGCCCACGCCCAAGCGGCACGTTTTCCTATATTTTTAGCCAATGATGTACGGTGGCGTTGTATTACACTGGAACGCTTGTCGTAAGAAAGTTCTATTTCTTGTAACTCATTGTGGCGAGTTTGCTCAGTAGAGTAAGTGTGTAGTACTACCTCATTAGCTATATCTTCTATATTTGCAACGGGTAGAGGGTTATTAGCTGTGGCAAAATAGTCTTCGTGTACTGTTGGTTCCACACCTGCCTCTGCCAAGTGTAGTTTATTATGCTCTACATATTGCGACAAGTCTACACTCTGATAAACAAACGAATTATTAGGGATAGGGTTTTCTTTAATGCCTGCTATCCATACTTCTGTCTGTAGCCCCGCCATAGCTACTCCTTTGAAAATAGAGGGGGCAACATACTGAACTACAGTAGAAGTAGCTACAATAGCTGTTGCTACTATGGGTACTGAAGCTCCTACAATTGGCGCAATAAACATTGAGGCAATAAGTGCCAATAATGCATTAATAAATAATGCTTTTAGTGATAATTTCATACTTGTTTAAATTGTTTTTAAAGGGTTATTAAATTACTTTTCGGTGTGGCGTACCCCATTGGCGTACTCTTTAGCTAAGCGGGCATACTCTTCGGGTTCTTTGTCTCGAATAGCTCGGAGCCTTGCAGGGTTTTTCTTTTGCAAGTAGTCAAAGCTTTCATTGGCTGTGCCTGTTGGTTTTGCACCTGCCCCCAACACTACCTCACGCACTGTGTTAGCCTTTCCTTGCTGTGTATTCTCAGCTTCTTTGTCGGCTACAAGTTTAGAGAGCACCGCTTTTTGTCCGTCAAAATCTGCTTCAAACTGCTTTAGCTGGCTTTCTTTAAGGGCTTGTGGGATAAGCCCTAATTGTACGGCTTTATCTACCAAGGTTGTAGCTTCGGCAGTGCGAGTTTCGCTAATAGTCTTTTTCAGAGCCACTACTTCGGTTTCTGCTTTTTCTTTGTCCGTTTTGAGGTTATGTAGAGCACTAAGTACTGCTTCCTCTTTTGTGTTTTCGCCCATACCCAAGGCAAGGGCTATCACTTTAATGTCCATATTGTTTGATGTATTAGTTACTATTTTTTTGAGTTGAAAGGGTTTTCCGTCTTTGGATAGTTTCAAAGCGTTGTCATTGCCCCCTATATCTACAATGGAGATTTCCACAAGTTTACAAGCAGTAACAGTTTCATACACTTGTCCTTCTAAGATATGTTGTGGCTGGGTAGATACTTCTTTTATTTCGGCATACATTGAAGCCATACGTATATAGCCACGTTCTACCTTTCCTGCTATCTTCTTAGCAAACTCGTCTTGCTCGTCAAACTCTACTTCTGCTATAAGAGTAGTCCCCTCCTTGTATAGTTTAGTACAACGCCCGATGACTTCACTACCCTTATAAGCATTGACACCTCTTTCGTGCATAAAGAGTACAACGGGGTTGCGCATATATTGGGCATAGTCAATACCATCTGTAAGGATGCGGTAGCCGTAGCTATTTACATTTTCGGTATTGATGATAAATTGGTGTTTCATTAGCAAATGGGTGTTAGTTCGTACTTAATTCTGGTGCAAAATTCAGTAGGTTTTGGCAAGTATAAAAATCGGCAAACAAACCTTGTAATAATTTACCCCAAACCTTGTACTAATTTACCCCAAGCATTGGGAGCTAATTTCGCTACCTACTTTATATGTATGACCTTTGCACTGATAAAAACACAGTACACAATGGAATTCGACCTCAAAGAACTCACCGCACGGGCTTTTTTGGACTATGTTGGTCCAGCATTTCCCTCGTGGTGGGCTAATAATAAAAAGAAATACGTACTACCGAGTCTCTCCAATATTAGTGAAGCGCGTAGCAATGGAAGTGAGTATTTTATGACGCTGAAAGTAGCTGATAAAGCAGGCGTGCAAACACTCTTCCCTAATGAGCCTTTGGTGAGCTTCTCCCTTACTAAAACCATTGTAGAGACAGCAACCGTAGGCAAACACCGCAGGGGTAAGGTAAAAGAGTATATTGCTACCGAAGACTGGCAAATTACCATTAAGGGGCTTTGCATAGACACTAATTACCCCGACTTGTACCCTACTGCACAAGTACAAAGCCTTAACCGCTTGTTTGAAAAGAACGAAAGTTTGGAGGTCATAGGTAACAAGTTATTTACCCTCTTTGATATTCGTAACATCGTGCTGAAAGACATAAGCTTTGAGGCAATGGAGGGCAAGGAGGGTATACAGAAATACACCATCAAAGCGGTGTCGGATATGGACTTCTATGCCGAGTTAGACGAAAAGAAAACGCAATTAAATCATTTATATTAATGTTCGTATTACAATCAATTATAAAGATAGGCGACTATACTTTTAAGGCTATACATAGTGTGAGAATCGCAAAATCGGTAGACGAATTAGCCGACACCTGTACTATTGAACTTCCTACCCATTTTAAAGTAGACAAAGGGGGTGAGCCCCTCTATACAGAAAAGGCTATCAAAGCAGGCGATAAGGTGAGCGTTACCCTTGCTTATGAAGGGGTATATAGCGGGGTAGAGTTTGAGGGCTATGTAAAGAAGGTCAAGCCAAGCATTCCCGTAAGCATAGAATGTGAAGACGCTATGTATTTGCTTAGACGAAAAAATATCAATAAATCGTGGCAAAAAACAACACTTAAAGAAGTATTGCAGGAGGTAGTAAAAGATACACCTATTGCCTTGGTTGATAATATACCACAAATGCAGTTAGACCAGTGGCTCATTCGCAATGCCAATGGTACGCAGGTATTAGAGAAGCTCAAAGAGGAATTTAGGCTAAGTATCTTTATCAACGATGAGGGCAAGCTATATGCAGGACTCTCGGAACTTACCAATATAGGACAAACAGCACACTATGACCTCAATTACAACATAGTGACGAATGACTTGGAATATCGTACTAAAGACGAACGCAGGCTAAAAATACGATATACCTACATCGACAAAAACAACAAAAAGAAAACTGTAGAAGAGGGTGACCCTGATGGCGAGCTAAGAACATTTCACACTTCTGTGGTGAGTGATGAGGCAAAACTACGGGCTATGGCAAGAGCGGAAATAGAAAAGCTAAAATACGACGGATTTGACGGCTCTATAACAAGCTTCTTAGTCCCTTTCGCTACACGTGGTATGCAGGCACATATTATTGATAAAGAACTGAAAGAGATAGATGAGCAGTACTTCATTAAGAAGGTAGAAACTACCTTTGGACGTAATGGGGCACGCCGACAAGTAACCATAGGAGCAAGATTATGAGTATAGATAGAGAATTAGTCGAAGGGCTTCGTAAGTTAGGCAAGCGCAAAACCCCTACCATAGCCGTAGAAGTAGTATCAGTAGACAAAACGCAAGGCACGTGTGTGGTGAAAGACGATGAGCTACAATATACCGTGCGCTTAGCTTCGGTGATTAATGATAACACCGAGCGTTTTTACCTTTTCCCTAAGGTAGGAAGTAGCGTGCTGATTGCTTCGATAGGGGAGGACGAAAACCGCTACTATGTGGTAGCTTATAGCGAGATTGAGAGCGTGAGCCTACAGATAGAAGACACTCAGCTTACCATAGACAAAACGGGGGTACATCTGCAACGTGGAGAAGTAGATTTTAAAAGCCTTTTAAATGAGCTTTTAAACGAACTTAAAACGGCAGTGATACAAACTCCTGCAGGGCCTGGTAAATTCGCTCCTAACAATGTGGCGAAGTTTGATAAGATTAATAACAAGATAAATGAATTACTACAATAAGATATGGCACGACTAACAGCCGTTGAGGCAGATTACAAAAAATCACAAGCTAAGGAGATTTTTGCCAAAGGCTTTAGCATTGCTAATATATCGGAAATGATAGGTATTGGCATTAAAACGCTTGGCAAATGGCGAGAGGAGGGCAAATGGGACGAGGAGAGAGAACTACAAACACTCAGACCTTCCAATATTCGCAAACTCACGCTTAAGTGTGCGCAGGCTATTGAGCGGGGCGAACCCTTGCCTTATAAGGCGGACGATATTACTAAAATCGTTGCCGCTTTCGACCGTATTACCGACCATAATAAAATAGCAGTATATACGATGGAGAGCCTCGACGGGTTTTCTAACTTTATCTTAGAGAAAGCAGGGCAAAGTAGCGGTAAAAAGCGTGAAACCTATATGAATACCATTAAAGAGATACGCCCTTACTTTGATATGTATATAACCGAATTATTACAGAAAGGAGATGACTAAAACAGAACTCAAAGAAGCCAAAGAACGCTATTTTGCGAAGTCGAAAATGATTAGAGAGCTTACCTATGAGGCTGTACAGAAAGAAACAGCCGACGAGCAGGAAGCACGTATTAAACGACTTTTAAAGCCCGAAAACTATGGTGAGTTTTTCGATTATTATTTTGGCTTAGACAGTGGTTTGCCTTTGGGTGATGCCAAGACTCCTAAGTTTCATATTGACGACTATATTCGTTTGTACAAGGACCCGTATATACGCCAATTCAGAAAGAAATTTAGGGGTGCAGGTAAGTCCATACAATCCAATGTGGGCAATATATGCCACCTCAAGCAGAACAACCTCACTTTCTTTCCTATCCTCATAGGAGCAAACGAGGGCTTGGCTAAAATACTGCTCTCAGACTTGCAAGCACACTTGGAGAACAATCAGAAGTTTATCAAAGACTTTGGTTTGCAACTCTCTTATGGCGATTGGTCGGATGGCGACTTTCAAACTACAGACGGCAAGCACTTCAAAGCCTTGGGGCTTAACCAACCTTTCAGAGGGTTGCGTTTTGGTATGTATCGCCCTGACTTGGCGATTTTAGACGATATAGAGGACTTAGACCGCGCCAAACGCCCCGATATGATAGAGAAGTATGGTAAGAAGATAACGGGCGACTTGGTGAAGGCTTTTCACCGCAAGCGTGGTAGGCTCATCATCAATAACAACTATATCGTCAAAGACGGCATTTTGGACTACCTATACGACAAATGGAAAGATAGCCCACACCTGCACGACTCGGTTACCAATTTGGCTACTGCCAACATCACCCGCGAGAACTATATGGATGTAGAGTGGGAACCCTCGTGGAAAGAACGAGATACTAAGGAGGATATTATCCGCATTCTGCTAAATGACGACTACTATACCTCACAGCGCGAGGATTTCAACAACCCTATTGAGGAGGGCAAACTGTTCAAAGCGAAAGATATTGCCTTGGTACGCATAGCAGACAACGAGGCGTGGGACGGCTTGCTTGACCATTGGGACTTATCCTACACCGCTACAGGTGATTATAAAGCGGGGGTACTCATTGGTATTAAGGGTATTAAGCTGTACGTGTTAGAAGTCTTCTGTCAAAGGTGCGAACTCAATGCAGCTATGGAGGTACGTGCCCAATGGGTAAAGAAGTACCTCAAAAAAGGCTATAATACTATGGGCTTCTTTGATGCTACTATGGCGCAGAAAGCCGTCTATAAGCCTATTATTATGCAGAGTGCAGAGGACAATGCTTGCCCTAATATACCTATTGGTTTGCACCAAGAAGGAGACAAGCACAACCGTATTTCGGCGGGTATTACCAATGCGCTCTTTCGCAAAATCTTGTACTGGGACGAGACGCTGCCCAAACGCTCGGAGAAAGACTACAACGCCTTTACCAAGCAACTGTTTTCCTTTGAAAAAGGAACGGCTTCAAACGATGACGCCCCTGATACCTTAGAGCGTGCCATTACCCTTGCCCAACAGTATTTTGGCTATTCTGAAAACCCATTACAAAGCGGGCGACCCCTTATTAATAAACACAAACGTAGAACTATATGAGTACTCCGAGAAAAGAACTATTTGTAAAAGTAAAAAAAGCCCTTGCCACTATTGAAGGCATTGAGCTCATCGACCTGCAACGTGGTCAGTTTGATAACCCCGAAAACGGCTACCCCGAAATATGGACAGCTGCACTCATACAAGTAATGCCTATCACCTACGAGACGATGACACAGCACGTGCAAGAGGGCGAGTGTGAGTTTCATATAGACTTTTATTGTAAAGACGGCTGGACAGACCAACACTTAGGCACTGCTGATGCTGAAGAGGGGCTTATGGAACTCGATATATTGGACAAAATCACCGATACGATACAATTTTTGCAAGGCGAACAATTCAAACCCGTACAGCAGGTGCGTGAGGAGGAACTCCGCCTAAGTGATGACGGCATTATGAGCTATCGCATTACCTTCACCACGCGCATTTATAGACAAACACCCTACCCTTACGAACCTAAGAAACTCAAATTAAATATGATTTAAAATGTATTTAACGAAAGACGAACTCAAAACCGTAGCCACCAAAGAGGTAATAGACCTTATCACCCAAGGCGATGAGCAGATAGTAACCGAAATCATTGCCGAAAGCATAGACCTAATGACTTCTTACCTATACAAGTATTACAATACGGAGGCTATTTTTGCCAAAGAGGGCGACGAGCGCAGTAAGATACTACTGAAGTACCTCAAAGATATTGTTATCCACGAAATCTATATAAGGCGCACCAAAACCCTCAACCAAGTGGCAAAGCTCCGCTATGACGAGGCTATGCTATGGCTTGAAAAAATAGCCAAAGGCGAAATAGAAGTCGCCCTACCCAAGCGCCTCAAAGATACCGATGGCGACGGCACTCCCGATACGCCCACCCTTTTTATGAAGCTCGGAGGGCGCAAAACCTATAAAAACCACTGGTGATTATGCCTAACAACAACTTACAAGAACTCCGCCGAAAGCTCGAAGCCCTCGCACGCTTGGTAGCTAATGATGTCCCCATTATACTTAAAACAGAGGGGCTCAAGTTTATTCAAAAAAACTTCCAAGATGAGGGGTTTAATGATGAGGGCTTACAGAAGTGGCAACCTCGCAAAACTACCGATACACGTGGGAGAGACCTTACCCGCTACCGAACCGATAGAGTAGGCAAAAAGGGCACCCTTACCCCCTTTGGTAAGCGTAACCAAGGGCGTGCTATCCTTACAGGTTATAATTCGGGAGGTAACAAGTTACGACACTCGTTTAGGGCGCGTATGGAGAAAATGCAAGTTGCCTTCTACACTCATAAGGAGTATGCCTTAAGACACAACGAGGGCTTAAAAGGTATGCCTAAGCGACAATTTATAGGAGACTCCAAAACCTTATTCAACAATATCAAAAAGGAAATAGACCGTTTATTCAATCAACTACAATAATGGCAAAGCAACCCCATAAACAACGTATAGAAAAGAGTGTTACTCTTAGTGGTAATGCCCTTAATAAAAAGGTACATTTGGGCAAAAATACAGCTCAAAACATTCAGCAGGTAACCAATCTAATGGTGGACATCATCAAGCGCCAACGTAGGCTATGGCGTACCGAACTCAACCATTGGCACTCGGCACGTTATGCCCGTTATAGTGTGGACTACCCGCGTACTTACCCATTGGAGGAGGTATACCAGGATGTACTTCTCGACGGACACCTTACTGGTATCACCGAAAACCGTACCCTACGAACTACCAATAAGGACTACATTATCGCTGTCGATGAGATTAAGGACGATGCCCTAACCGAGTATATTAAGGATAAACAATGGTTTGAAGACTTGATCGAGTTCGCTCACCAAAGCATCTATCACGGACATTCTCCTATATGGCTTAAAGAGGTAACCAAGGGCGAAATCAAAGCCGTAGAGCTTATTGATAGGGGCTTGGTAATCCCCGAAAAGCACGTACTTTTAAAAGACTACGATGCTACCACTGGCATAGACCTACGAGATGTGCAAGAGGTAGTATTAGTAGCACAATTCTACAAGCATTCGGGGTTACTCGAAAAGGCAACCCCTTATGCTATCCTCAAGCGCCATTCGTGGGGTTCGTGGGATGAGTTCGAGGAGTTGTTTGGCATTCCTATACGTATTGCCAAAATCGCTTCGCAAAGTGATAGTGTGAAGGAGGAAGTTGCCCAGTGGTTAGAGGAAATGGGTTCAGCTTCGTATGGCGTTTTTCCTATTGGTACAGAAGTAGATATTAAGGAGAACAGCAAAGCCGATGCTTTCCAAGTGTTTTACCGCAAGATTGAAGCCTTAGACAAGGAGTTATCAAAACTCGTACTTCACCAAACAATGACTACCGAAAACGGAAGCAGCAAGGCACAAGGCACAGTACACGAGAACACTTTGGAGGAGGTTGTCTATGCCGACGAAAAGAAGATGTTGGCATTCCTTAATAACCAACTTTTGCCCGCTATGCGTGCCATTAGTTACCCTATCCCCGATAACGCCAAAATAGCAGTAGAGAAAACTACAGACCCTAACAAGCAAATCACTATAGACGGGGTACTCTTAGGGCGTGGCTATATCCTTACCAAAGACTATATAGAGCGTACTTATGGGGTGGAAATAGAAAGTATGCCAACCTCTTCCCTTTCTCCTAAACCAGACGATAACCCCCAGCACTAAGCCTACTCAAACTACATTATCATACCCATTGTTGCCCCAAGCACGAGCCTATAAAGCTCAGCAAGGAAGACAACGACTTGAGTAGGCTCATAGAGGGGTACATACGTGAGGCTTTTGAAGAGCGTAGTATTAGTGAAGCACAAAGCAAAGAACTATGGCAATACTACTACAAGCACCTAAATAAAGCCTTAGCAGAGGGCTACAACCCTACTATTGAGGAAACTAATACCGAACTCGTAACCTCACTAAAGCACAACCTTGCACGCTTCTCAGCTTTCAAAGAAACGAGTTTTAAACAGCAAATAGAAGCCTCTTTAACTAAAGACGGTAAGGTGCTGTCGTGGCAAGAGTTCAAAGCCGAAGCCAACAAACTCAATGTAGAATACAATAGGCGTTGGTTACAAGTTGAGTATAACCAAACAGTGGCTAATGCCTTATCGGCGCAAAAGTACGAGGAGTATATAGCCAATAAACGCATATATCCTAACCTTACCTACCACGCGGTACACGATGAGCGTACCCGTGAAACACACCGCGCTTGGGACGGACTTACGCTACCCGTAGAACATTCTTTTTGGAAAACACACCTACCCCCTAATGATTGGGGTTGCCGTTGCTATGTAGAGCCTACCGCTGACCCAGTAACAGAAGGAGTACGTACAGAAGACATTCCCATAAAAGAAGCCTTTGCTAACAACCCTGCTCTTTCGGGGGAGATATTCCCCGTAATACCATACGCCAAAGGAATGAGCGAAAAAGCCGTAAAAGAGGTAGAAAAGCAAGTGGAAAAACGACTTAAAAAGGAGAAGGCTAAAGCTAAAAGAGCAGAGGAAACGTGGCAAACCATACCTACTGAAAAGGGTACGATAAGGGTAAGTTCATTGCACGGTAAGGATGAGAAAGCCGAAAATGTAGAAATAGCCTCTTACTTAGCTAATAAATATGGCTATGAAATAGACCTTATAGAAAAGTCTAACATATCAGGGGTGAAAAGTGCCGATACGTTTAATAAAACATTGGAGATAAAGCAGGAGTACAAACGTATTCATAAGCCTACTAAAAGTGCTGTTGATAATGCCTTGAGGGGTACAAAGGAACAAGCCAAACACATTGTATTGGATATTAAAACAGACATATCAAATGGAGACTTGCGCGATAGTATTCAGGATAGGGTAAAACGTTCTACTTGGATTGAGGAAGTATTAGTTATTAGAAATGGTATAGACAAAACCTACTTAAGGGAAGACATACTTAAAGAAAACTGGACTCTGTAAAATAAAACAGGCAGGTAAATATGAGTTACTTACCTGCCTGAGTCGGGGTCGAGAGTTTTCTTATGTAGCCTCCCAACCAATTTGTACTGCAAAAGTACAACTATTTTTTAAACTACCAAAACTATTTTCAACTTTCTGCATATACCCCCTCATAAGAGAGAATAGCTTCTACAGTACGAGGGGATAAAAATACCCTACCTGCTACCTCCTCAATTACGGCATCTATACGCCATTGAGGGTACTTGTTAGTAAGCTCACCAAAGAGCTCACGTATTTTTTCATTACGCCTCTGTAGGCGTTGTTTGCGTTGTTTCTGACTTATAAGTTGCATAGCCACGAAGAGAATAGAATATTATTTTGCAAAAGTATAAAAAAGTCCGCTTATATGCAAGCGGACTTTTTTATACTATTACTCCCATCGCTTTTGGTTTAGATAGGTCTCGGCGTAGGGCATTGCAGTGCCGTCAAGTTTCTTTTTAGACTTTTCTTTGTCAATTCCTATGAAGGCGGCGATAACCTCTTCGGGCTTGAGCTTGTCGAACTTCTTTTTGGCAACTGCTTTAGTGCCAATTTTGCCGTATGCCTCCCAGAAATCTTCAAAAGTTACTGAGGCAGGCGTCTTCTCAATGCTGAAGTACTTTCGGAGGTTGGCGTCGCTTGCTAATATATTTATGCGTTCTTCATTATAGGGAAAGTAGCGCACAAGCCAATGCCACTGTTCGTTTGTCGGGGGCTCTCCTGTACTCTGTAAAGTAGTTAGGTTTCCCTCTAAATCATATTTAAACAAATACTCAATACTGGTGTTTTTCGATTTAAAAATATAGGTTGTTTCCATATCTATGCTAATTGTTCGTCTATTTCATACATTATTTGAAAAAGTGTTTGCCGCTCATAGGTTCCATATTCTACCACTTTTAAAGTGTGGTCAATAAACTTTTCAAGAAGATCGGCCTCATAAGCCTTAAGCCAAAACTTTCGGTATTTTTGCGTTGTGAAGCCCATATAAAAACGAGTAGCCTTTACGGTGATTTCTCTCATTAGACTATAATGTACTCGCTGTTCTCTGTTGTTGAAAATGGGCTTATCAATAAAGGCAACTCGGGCAAGGACTTCGGCTTGGTCTCGTGATAAGGTAAGGGAGATTTTCATTGGTTTGCTGTTTTATAGAGGTCTATTAGTTTAAGTAAAAGGGTTTCGCGGACTTCGTCATAAGTTTCAGTATAATTACCGCTTGTAAAAAATGGGGTTTCTGTATGCTTTATATGATATATATAGCTATTGCATAAGAAATCTATTGTAGAGAATAATTTTTTTTCCCTAAACCACTCAAAGACATCATCCCACACTGGTACGGAGATACGATTTTTGAATATGTTGTGATTGCCTATGTCGGTAATGAGTGCTCCATTACGTTTGTAAATGTGTGTCTTTAAACTATCATAGGTATAAGGATTAGTACTTGCTATTAGCTGTTCATTGGTGTAATATACGCAAGCCTTGTCAAACCCTATTTCTTTAAGTTTTTTGGCGATGTCGAGGGGGACAAGCCAAGTGGGGTATTGTTCTATTTTCATTTGTTTTTATAGTTTAATTAAGTAAGCGGGCATAAGGATAAAGGTACTAAACTCAAACCCTTGTAGGTAAAGTTTGCTATCTTCTAAGTATATCGCAAAGGATATATTAAGCGGTTTGCATCGTGGGAACTCTTCATTAAGTTCATTGGCTTTTTTAATAATGTATTGCTCTATTTTGGTTAAATCATCTGCCCGATATATTTCTCCGCTCATTCCTCTTAGAAAACAAGAGAATTGAGTTTGCAGCTTATTCTTTGGTTGTATGCCATTGCTAAAATGGCAAAAATAGTGTGTAGGTGTCTCTTTCATTTTAAATAGTGTTTAAATTGTTATACTTCCCATTGTTCTTTGGTGAGTTGTGCACCGCAGTCTTTGCAGAATAGGGCGGTTACTTCTACAGTGCAGTAGTGGGCAAGGGTTCGGCGTTCGGTATGCTTGTGGGGGCAGGTGTGAGCTGCACAGGCAATTAATTTGCTAATTTTCTCATTGGCTAATTTTCTAACTTCTTTCATATCTCTGTGTTAGCATTTTCTCGAATATGTTATTGACCTTGCCGACCTCACTGGGGGTGAGGTTTTGGAGGGTGTTTTTGAAGGGGTTTTTGCTACTACAAAACCATTTACCAAGGCGTTTGATGTCGGCGTACTTGGGGTTGGCTTCGTCGCGCCAGCCGAGTTCGTGGCATAAAGCTAATAGCTTGGCGTGTTGCTTGTTTTCGATATTAAAGTAGGCGTGCATCTCGAAATGGTAACCGAGGTGCTGGGCGAGGGCAAAAAACTCGTCTTCGGTGAGGTTTTTGGTGCTGGGGAGCTCTCTGCCAATAAAGCTACATACAAAGTGTAGGCGGGCTTCTCTGTCGCTGAAACGCTTACTTAAAAGGGTTTGAAGGATACGTATTTGATGGGGTTTAATTGTAGACATATTATTCATTTTTAACTGTTACTTTTACATAGTCGCCTACGTTATACTCTTTGTAGTCGTTTTCATATATTGTTATTTTGTTAGTACCTTCTTTATTGGCAACATACATATAATATTTTGCGGGGTGATAGGTGCTTGTGCGTACTTTTCCAACAAAGTGGAAGGTTGTATGGGCTGTTATCATTTCTTTGTCTACTACAAACCCTGTAATAACCTCTGTTTTGTTTGTTTGTTCATTGTTCTTTTTTCCACAAGAGAAAAATAGTAAAGATAGTCCTAAAAATATAAGTGCTTTTTTCATTTTAAATGATATTTAAATGTTGTTTAAAAATAGCTCCTCGCCTTAGTGGATCTCATAAGAGCGTCCTCTTATTGCCAGTGACCTTACTAAGGGCGGAGGAGCATCTTTTAGCTACCGAGATAGCTAAAAGCGTTGTTATGCGGTGGCTTGCTCTTCGTACTTTTGGTGTACAGGGAAAAGGTGTTTAATGTCAGTACCAGGGGGAAAGTCCACCGATGAGAGCGATAGGGGGATATTGCATTTTTTGCCTTGCTCGTCAATGGTGTTAGCTTCGATGTAAAAGGCGGAACGCTGTGGGCGGTAGGCTTGGGCAATGATGCTTACAGCATCGGTGAAAGCGGGGCTATTAAACTCTTGAGCGAGCTTTGTTAGCTCAAGTACACGTGAGGCTTTGAGGTTGCCTTTGGCGTCCTTTTTTAATAGGCGGTTGATGACATTCACAAGTCGGGCACTATTGTCATCTTTGGCGAGGGAGGCTATGAAGTCGCGGACTTTTTCGATGCCTGCATTTACGGTGTCATCCCAATTGTCGATGACGCGGAAGCCATAGGTAATGGTGTTGCCGTGCTCATCGGTGAAGGTGTGGCTTTGCTGGTCGCCCTTGACCTCGTAGACTTCGTTTTTGGTGTCTAACAAGATTTTGAGGGCTTCAAAGGTGTGGAGCTTTACTTCTGCCATTTGCTCTGAATAGGTTTGCAGCTTACCGATGATTTGTGGTATGCTTTCATTTACGAGGGCTTTATAGGCTTGTCGGTTTTCGTTTTGGACTTGCTCGCGGCGTTGTAATTCTGCTTTGAGTTCGTCGGCTGTAAGGTGTGTTAAATCTACTGTCATAATTGATAATTGTTATTTGTTATTTTCCATTTACTTCGGCTTGGTATAGGGGGTGTACGGCTAAGGGTAGCCATTGGGCGGTGCTGTCTTGCCATAGGAGTTCTAAGGTGCTGGGGTCGTAGCGAAAGGCGGGGGGGTGCCAGCGGTTTCGCTCTGTCCAGTCTTGTAGCTTCTGCACTAAGGCTGGTACTTTATCGGTGTGTCCTGCGCGGTATTGGCAGGTTTGTAGCCTTTGCTCGAAGGTGAGTATTTGTACGAAAGTGTCGAGCGATAGGGCTTCGGTGTATGCTAAAAATCTGCTATTCATAGTTGTTATTTGTTAATTAGTTTACCGTATTGTTTGAGGTCTGCCCACCAAGTTACGTTATCGCCACTAATGCCTTGGGGGAGGTATCGTGTGGGGCGGTTTTGCTTTTTGGCGGTTTTGAGGAGCTCTTGTGCGTGTTCTCTGAGCTTGCGGTTGATATACTCGTAGTCGCTGATTTCGTTAGGTTCTAATCTCATCTTGTGTTCGGTTTGTCTTCGCTTAGTGTTCGGTTAGTGTTCGGTGCGAGCCGCACGGGTGGTTATTTTCTTTAGAAGTACACTGGGGTAATATTGCAAAATGTTCTCAGCGTAGATAGTGATGAGTAGGAGAACGTCGTCGGCATTGAATAGGGTGATGTCGTTGCCGTAGAGGCGTTCGATGGTTTTCTCCACTTCGCTGTACCACTGATCGTCATACCAATTGAGTAGGGTGTCGTGGGTGATGAGGGTTTTTAAGTGCAGCCCTCTACCTATGGCGGTGTTGCATAGATTGGTGCACCATTCGTTGTAGAACTCATAGCGGAGGTTTTCGTACTGCAGGTAGGTGAGCCCTAATTGGTGGGCGAGGGCGTGGCGATAGGTGATTTGTTGGGCTATTGTATTCATTGTTAGGGTGTTTTTAAGAGTTTAAAATCGCGTTCTTGGGCTTTTTCGGCTGAGATGAGATAGGGTTCTAACTCATTGGCTCCAGTACGTGTTTTTTCGATGTAGGCTCGGAAGTCTTTTACATAAATGCGGTTTTGACTAAGCCAGTAAAATTTGTTGGCAACGGCTCCTTTGGGGTTCCCTTTACTATCGGTTTGTGATATACCGATAAAGAGGGTGTTAGGAAATGCTTCGATGAGCTTGTTGTATAGGCTTGCGGGCTTGCCGTCGAAACACTCTTGTATGCTGTCAATAAATACTATTTTAGGTTGTTGTGGACGGTCCAGGCGTAGCATCATTTTATCTACATATTCTTTTTGTAGGGTGTATCGTTTGTTATATTGTTTTAGCCCGTAGCGGTCGAGGTTTTCAATGAGTGATAGGCTGCCGCACTCTTCTAAGGAGTTGTATAGTACCTTTTCTTTTTGGCATAGCTCTTTCATTAGCTGGAGGGCGTAAGTGGTTTTTCCGTGCCCTGAGTCGCCATAGATAAGGAGGCTGCCGCTTCTTTCTACCTTGCCGAGATGGTCTGTCCATTGTGGCGATAGGTCGATTGTTTTATACTTTTTCCGCGCTAAATCTTCGTAGGTGTAGGCGCGGGGTATGATTGTTTTTTCGTTATTTTCCATCGTTGAGTTGTTGTAGGCGTTGCTTTTCAATTTCGGTGCGTACTTTTCTGAGGCTTCCTGCGGTGTTAGCATACATTTGTGCAGGGCTGATAGTTGAGCCATTGGCTTGGCTTACTTGGGCTATTTGGCTAAGTAGGAAGGCTTCGATGGCTTCTTTATCGGACGGAGGACTTACACGGCTGTACTTGGAGCCGTAACGGTCGAATATTTCGGCATAACCTACTTTTTTAATACCCTTATTACGGTCGATTTTGGCCTGCAAGCCGTCTGCTCCCATCATATACCAACCGCATACGTATTCGGTGGCATTCCAAAGGCTTTTGAGTTCCAAAAAGGCGTGGTATTCGAGGTCGCCAGCTTCGTCTAATATCACTAAAGGGTTTTCAAGCTGTTTTAGATAGTAAACCAAATCTTCATACACTTCGGCATATCGTCCTGTATAGGTAATGCCAAACTCTTGTGCGATTTTGCGTATAAGTTTTTGTTTGGTTTTTACTTGTGAGCAGTCGATATATACGGCGTTTTTATTTTTGCTTACATACACTTTGGCGGTGTGTGTTTTTCCTATACCTGCACGGTCGCATAGGATAGCCGAAAGCGAGCGTGTTTGGCAGGCGGTAAGCTGGCTGTAGATGTACTGAAAGGTTTCGGTCTCTACGGTTACCCAAGGAGCCTCGTCGCGGAGTTGCACTTGTAGTTTGCGGGCGATACTTATCCATTTGGCATCGGATAGCACGCCTTCGCGTTCGCCTTTCATTACACGGTTGTACTGGGCACCATTGATGCCAAGACTTTTGGCGTGGTGGGTGTCATAGCGGTAGTTTTGTCGGTTTTCGGCAATTGCTTGTACGATTTTTTCTTTTAAAACTGTGGTTATCATAAGTCTAATAATGCTTTATTTATGGTTTCTACTTTTGTTTTGCTGTACTCTTGATAGTTGAGTGCGGGTGTCTCGGTGTAGTCTACGGGTGTATAGTCTACTTCGGTAGCGGTGGGTATGGGTGTGGTGAGGCTTCCTAAGCGGTTGAGCTTTTGCACTGATTGGGTACGTACCATTTGGTCGAACTGGGTAACGTAACTCATTGCCTCGGCATATTGTTGCTCATCGTGCTGAGTCCATTCGGCATTAGCACGGTTGAAGGTAGGCACAGGACTACAAGTGCATAGAAAGGCTCCGTTTTGGTATAAATACACTTCGGTAATACCGTCCTTATTAGGCAAGTAATAGGCTTCTACTTGGTAGTTGTTGGGGGCTAATAAGGTAAGTACTTGTGGGTTGGGTAGTTGGTATTTTTGATATTGTACGGTTACGTATTGGCTACGGCGTATGGTAGTAGTGGTGCATTTGCCTATGTATTGGGCTAAAAGGGCTCGGTTGAGTTGTGGTAGGTTAGGGTTTACGTTCTCTAAAAATACCTCCAAACGTGTCTTCCCAGGGAAGCGTTGTTGGTCGGGGTGGGGTTGGTTGTTGTATAGGGTTTGCTCTTGGAGTTCCATTGCTACAATATCATCATAAGAGGCTTTGGCTTCTTTGTAATTATTGTTGAACTCATCGAATATCTTTTGTTGTGTGGTTCGGTTACTATCACGGCGGGCATAGTGGCGACCTACGTTTTGGTGTCTGTCTTTTTCAATGCCGTATTTTTTACCTCGTATCATTGTCTCGGCATACTTCTCTTGTGAGTTGGTAGGGTTACAGAACCGCACAAACGGAAATAGGTTGTTGGCTTTCAGTAGCCCGTCAGCAAACTCTCCCGTTAGGTGTCGTTCTACTTCTATCTGCATTGGGGTGCCCAAGCCATAGGAGGTAGTGAACTGAAACATTGAGCGGAAGCAGTCTAAGAACAGCTCGGTGTCTTTCTTTTTGCTGTGTGCGATACCTATTAGGGCGGTGCTCATCACATCGTAAGCATAGTATGCCATTACTTTGGTGCCGTCGGGTAGCTTGGTGTGCATAATATCGCGGTCGTCAAGGGTTATTTTACTCATTGAGTAGAGCGGTGCGTGGCGGTGAACGTGAGGGCGCAACTTGTGGCTAAAATCGTACTCTCCGTTGCGGGCTTTAGCTATGATAAGCTGATTTTCGGCTTTGCTAAGCCATAGTTTTACAGTGCTTTCGGAGACTTCTAAGAGGTTGCCGTTCTCATCGCAAAAATCGTCTACGTTAAAGAGTTCGCCTGTAGCGCGGTCAAAAAGTTCTATTTCGCCGTATAGAAACTGCTTGTAAATATCGTACACCGAACTGATGTAAGGTTTATTAGGCATACAGCAGATGGATATAAAGAGGCGTTCCATAGTAGGGGTTACTACCTTGGCGTTGTCGGAGCCTTCGCCTTTGTGAATGAAAGTGGCGTAACGCTCGGTAAGGTACTGGTTATATTTGCGCTGTAGGCTTCGTGGGTTGTTAGGTAATGAGAAGCTCCACTTTTCGGGGTTTAGCGCATTCACGGCTTCGCTGATGTTTTGCCATATTTGGGTTTTGCGTTTACCAAAAGCTTTGGCAGTGAGCGGACGGCTTTTAAGCAAGGTTTCAATGGCACCCAGTATCATAGCGGAGGTGGCTTTCTCTCGCTGTTGTGAGAGGGGGAGTGATTTGCCGTTAGGTTTGCGGTGCTCGGCAAAGAAGTTGATGGCTTCGGGGTCGGGTACAATATACTCTTCTAATACATTGGTAACGATGTGAGCCTCTTCGGGCTTGCCGAGCATACGCACGCAAAATTCTTTAACATTCACGCCCTTCACTACGGGGAGGCTCTCAAAGGCTACCCACGCTTCATTACCTTGCCCTTTGCCCGCTTGGGTAACTTGGAGCTTACCACGCTGACTGTACGATTTGTAGGTGTTGTAACTCATCACCTTCCAATCGCTATAGAGCAGGCGTGCGGGGATAGATAATATGTTATTTTGGAATGCGTACATAGTTTTGTTTTTTTTGGCGTTTGCCTTGCTCCCCAGTGCAGTTGCGAGCTGCGCTTAATGCTGTTGGTCATACCAACCACTGGGGAAAACAACAATAAAATCAAAATATAAAAAACGTGATGTGGTGTTATTAGTGGTACTTCACTGGCTTGCGGTACTCTATTTTTTCTCTTTTTACGACAATACCTAAGAAGGTTGTGCGTATCTCTCTGCCGATGATAAGGAAGTCATCATTTATATGATAAATGGTTTTTACTTTCATTTTAAATAGGGTTTAAAAGGTTTTTAAATGCTTCCCAAGGCGGTTGCGAACCGCTGCAAACTTTCTTGCCGTTGATCGTACCAACCTTGGGAAATAATTACTAACTTTGTGGCGTCTAATTTTAATTTTAGTAATTATGTTCATTAGAATTACAACCACACTGGAAGGTGAATTTTTAGTGGTGAATACTCACCATATTATCACCGTAAGAAGAGGAAGTGACTTTTGTATGATTACTCTCATTAATGGGGAGGAAATCTATACTAATGAGTCTTTTGAGTCTTTAATGAATAAGCTCTCCTCTAAATGATAGTTACTAAGTTTCTATTATTGGGGTATGCTGTGCAGTATGCCCCTTTTTACATTCCTAAAGAGCTTTCTTTCTTAAATATGAGTAACCCTAAGAAGCGGACTGTTTTTATTACTTTATGCTCTTTTTTATCTTCGTTCTCTATGAGCACTACTTGTGTTTTTACTTGTATCATTACATTATTCTTTTATTGGTTCCAAACATTCTATAAAATAAATGTAAATTCCTCCATCTCCGAAGTCTACATCTACACGAGTTTCCTCTCCTATGTTGTAGACTTTAAGGACTATACCGACTCCTTCTTTCATTACCCAGCCAAACTCATCTGGAATTTCTCTTACTTTGTCTCCTACTTTCATAGTGTTATGCTTCATAAAGTTTTAACTCTAATTGTACTACTTGTGGCAGTCCTTGGACCTTGGTAAGCTGCTGATAGCCGTTGCGCAGTTGCAAAAGGGCTTCGGCAAACTCTCTGTTGATGTACCACTTGCCTTCGGCGGTGCGGTAGAACTGGTCGGGGTGCTTTTTGATACGGCGATGATACTGACCGCTGGTAACTGAGTACTGGTGTAATAGCAACCACTCTATATAGGGCAAGGCTTCTTTGCCGTAAACATTGAGTGAGGGTGGCATTTTGATACAAGTAAGGGCTTCCAACTCTTCCCAACGACGATTGACCTTAATACGTAGTTCTACACTATACCCAGTAAGGAGGTCAAAAGTTTGCATTCGTGTTAGCTCGAAATAGGGGTCTTTTCTTTGTCTTCCTCCTCCTAAATCACTGATTCTGTGTTTCAGCCCAATTTTGGGCAGATTCAATTTTTCATAACCTTCATTGAGTTCACGAATATCACGCATAACGTGTTTGTGCTGTTTGCCTGTTAGGTTGGCAATCTCAACGCTGGACATTGTTTGCTGAATGGTGTTAATTAGATTGCTCATTTTGTTGATATTTGTTAATTAAGTTTTCACGTTGTATAATAAGGTCGTATAAAGCATTATAGGCTTTTTCGTCACCTCTTGATAAACGCATTCTTGTAGCATCAGAGCTACAATCTAACATTTTGGAAAGCGTAAAAATATCGCCTCTCTGTTTTTTTTGTTCGCAAATACGAACAATCTCAGAAAATTGTATTACTTTTGTCATCAGTATAATGTTCGTTTGTTTTAACGGTGCAAAAGTATAAACAATAGTCTAATTCTCCAAATTATTTTAAACTTTTTTCTAATTATTTTTATGAAGGCAATAAACAGAGTTATACAATATATTGATAACAAAGGGATTAACAATAGTCTATTTGAAAAGAAATGTGGACTGTCTAATGGCTATTTAGGCACTCAATTAAAGAGAAATGCTGATTTAGGGGAGGGTGTTTTAAATAAAATATTAGACAATTGTTTAGACATAAGTCCTGAATGGCTCCTTACAGGAAGAGGAGAAATGCTTAAAAGCGAGGTGGCTACAGAAGTAATAAAGACACCTCGTGTAGAAATTATTGAGCCTATAAAGGTAGAGGGGCGTAGTTTAATGCCTAAAGTAGTCGTAGTAGATGATGACGATAATGACCGTATTCCATTAGTTTCAGTAAAAGCCCAAGCGGGCTATCTTGAGGGCTATGATGATAGCAATTACATTGAGGAACTACCTACATATAGTCTTCCTGAAATGCGAAATGGCACATATCGTATGTTTCAGGTCAGCGGTTTTTCTATGTATCCCACCTTACAGGATGGTAGCTATGTAATAGGTAAATTTGTTGAAGATTGGGAGTGGTTGGGTGATAATAGGGTATGTGTAGTAGTCACAGAACGCGATGGGGTAATCGTAAAGAGGGTAACAAATAGAGCAAGAGAAAAAGGGTTCCTTTATTGTAAGTCTGATAATAGAGATTACAAACATATTAAGGTAATGTTAGAAGATATAAAAGAGATATGGGAGTGTCAAGCTCATATATCTTTTGAGTTTCTTGACCCAGTTACCAACTATCAGAAAATTGCAGAACTTGAAGTGAACGTATCGGAATTGCAGAACAAGGTGAAAAACTTGGAGACACAACTATTGCCCGCACATACATAA